CCTGCTTCTAAGTTACTATTATACCAGAAATCCACGAAACTGTCAACCAGTTTAGCAGTAACCCTGAACTTGTCATAGTCTTTGCTGTAGTAGGATTTAACTACCTCGATCTCGCCCTGGATCTTGTCACCTACAGCGCCCTGCAGTTGAGTGGAAGCACGGACTTCACGGGCCAACTCGTTGCGGATTTGATCGCGCAGCATTACACCAGGCAAGCAGCTTACGATGGCAAACTCTAGAAGGTTACGTCCAGTGAACTCGTCCATCTGTGCGATGCGGAGGGCCTGCTGTTCAAAGTCGTTGATCTTGCCCGAGATCTGTTTGAGCAAGAAGCCGTTGAAGTAGTTGCGAACCTCACGACCCTTCTCAACATCTTCTGCTGTGGCTTCTGAGAAAGAGCCTTCGCGTAGCCATTGCTTGACCATCAGCTTGTTGGCCTGGGTGACTCGCTTTTGGCAGTCGTTTTCCATCACGTAGACATCTTCTTTGAAGTAGCCCCCGTTGATACGATCCGCCGCTACCGCTAATCCCCAAACTTGATCTGCTGTAAACATTGTTCGCTCCGTTGTTTCAGTATATATCTATTATAGCACCAGTCGCTCAATTTGTCAACCAACTGGAGTGCCGGTCAAGAAAAAAGGTGTTGTATTTCTACAACACCCCAAACTGGCGCCCCGGGAGCGAATCGGCTTGCCTGTTTGAAACCCTAATTAAAGAGTGATGCCCATTGCTTGAGCTTTGTAGCCTAGAGCAACGATTTCACGTGATGGCTTGCCCATCACATACTCTGTAACCTGAACACCGTTGCCAGCGATACGGCTGTTGGCATAAACAGCATAACCGCTTTGACGGATACGGCTTGCTTCTGCAGCCAAGTTACCTACGCCAAAACGCTTTTTGGCTTCACTGGCGGTCAGGGCCTGACCATTGTACAGTGCGTTGAAGACCTTGAAAGTCTTTGTTTCTGGATTGAATCTCTTCATTTTTAAGTTTCCTTTGTTTAGGCTGTTTTCTAACAGCGTCTAATAATTATATGATCATAGTGCGCTAAGAGCAACAGCTAATCTTACCGTTTCACAGTGACGTTTGCTCGAAAGAACGCACCCATGACTACCACAGCACACCAAGTCCAAAAGGTGAACTCAATGGCCAGTATAGGAAACAAGGTGTTCAGACTCCAAATTACCAGCCAGGGGCCAACAGCCAACAAGAATACGATTAGTGCCAGCCCTACTAGAATCTTTAGTGTATCACGCATTGTTAATCTCCTCGATCTCTTCAATACGCTTGATCTCTGCGAGCTCTTTCTCAATCTCTTTGATCTTGCGCTTGTTGCCTGTGCTGGAGCCTTTGTTATAGACTATCCAGATATGGTCTTCACAGTATACACGACCCGGGAAGGGTTTGCAACCGCACATCTTGTACGGCCACTCCTTCTGCTCCGGGCCTATATACTGGCACCCTGTTACCAAAGCGCCTTCCATATTAGCCTCGCTTCATAACAGTTACTTCTGCCATGCTCATCCAATTGCTTGGGAAGCTCTTGCGTAAGTCTGCAACCTTGAGCACTGTACGCAAGCTGAGCTCACGCAATTTAGCACGATTGCTACCAACAAAGTCAACGACCTCGTCCTTAGCAATGTCACTCAGCTCGTAGTGATCTAACATACCGTCTGCTACGATCTGCTTGATACGCAGAACCTTCTCACGGTCTGTGTCCATCTGCAGATCAATGTAGTGGCAACGGCTTTCTAAGGCACCCAAGTGGTCCTGAAGCTTCTTGCTACGCACATTCTCAAACTTGATGTTGGTGATAAAGATAGCACCTGCCTTAAACTCAAAGCGGTCTGGAATACCTTCTGAACGCAACAGGCGACTGTCTGTGTTCCAGCTGATAGTGCGCTTCTTGCTAGAATCCAAAGCGGCCTTGAGAATGTTCAGGCTCAAGTCGTCCAGCAATACGCTGTCACAGTCATCAAACACGATAACATTCTTCTCTGCAGAGAACTCGTACAACTTGGCATAGAGGCCAATGGCACTCATAGCACCCTTGACGATCTCATAGCGTGGCTTGCGCTCGCCCAGTGTATTGAACAAGTCGTCCTTAGTTAACACTTCTTCAACACCAAACGATTTGCCTACACCTGGAGGGCCTGTTACAATCATTGCACGGACATCACCAGCCTTAACAGCCTTGGTCATATCTGTAAGTACTTGGAAGCGAGCACGAGTCTTCTCAATCAGCTCTTCGTCTGTAATGTGTGCTACAGCCGTATCAGCTACCTTGAGCTGAACCAAACTGTTTTCGCCTACGGGAGCCTCGTCAATGTGCGAGACCACACGATAGGCCGTAATGCCTGGAACCTTAACACGGATCTTCTTGTAGGGGGTGCGTCCACCTTCAAGCTCATCACCTGCAAGGCAAGTAATTGCCTCACCATCAAAGTCCTTGATCATCTGCAAGCGGATGCCTGGGTAGATCTGATTCTTACGAGCACCGTATGAACCCTCAACAATCTCAACTAGTGTAGCCATTTTGTTCGCTCCTGTGTGTGTTAATATGTGTCTATTATAGCGCACTCTAGGGGTCTTGTCAACCCCTATTTGCTATTACCCGTCAATCTCTAGGGTTTCTAGTGCATCTTGCAATGATACAAGCCCACCCTTGACTAGTCCGTCTGTGTCGTATACAGCACCCGCATACCATACTCCGTCCTTCATGACATAGTAGTACTCGGCACAGCAGCCTTCTACCTGCTCGAGAAACTCGTCGAACGAGTGTGCTGTTTTAAAGTCACACCCTTCTTCGCCCCTATCGCGACCGTAGAACGTGCATGAATCTCCGTGTGCCAACTCGTATTGCTCACGCTGTTCCGGGGTAAGATCGAATTGGCTAAAGGCATGCTGCTCGCCGATGTTAGGGCGTAGGCTACTGAGGTCCCCAAGGGCCACAAGGTTGTTGGCTTTTGCTGAATCATAGTACTCCTGCAGAATCCTGCCGTTGTTGTCCAAATAGCCATCCCAGTGACAGTAGACTGATTTGCATACTGAACCATGCATGACTGCAATGCGTGAACGTGTACCCATTTTTCGCTCCTGTTTGTTAGTGTATGTGTCTATTATAGCATCAAGCAGCTTGTCTGTCAACCCCAGCAGCATCCAGCTCCCAGCTTAGATCCTGGAACTTCTTGTAGAGTCTATAGACCTGCTGTTTAGCATTGTCCATGCTCTGCGCAATGAGATCCTCTGCTGTACCGTCCGTGAGCACTTCACGTGGGTCTGCATACAAGCAGCCGCCCAAGTACTCCGAGTCTAGCTCTAGCCCTTCGACTAAGACACGTACACGCAGCATGAACCAGTCCAGCTTGCCCGACTCAATGTCTGCGTACATCTCTTTGATGTCGTAGCAGCTTTCGTCAAAGCAGTCCTTGGGATCTAGGTCCTCGTAGCTTTTGTCTACGATAATCTCGTAGCCTTCACGCTCATAGGTAGCCAATTCTTCGTAGTGTCGCATTTAGATCTCCTTAGACTGAGGTTGCAAACAACTTGCGGAAGTCGTTCATTACCACACGGAACGCGGCACGTTGCTGGTCCGTGTAGTCAAACAGACTGCGATCCATACGTTGGAGAGTCTCCAATACAGGCTCGTCGTGCATGTCTTGCACTTCTTTAATGTATACCATTGCTTCTGTGAATGTCATAGTTCGCTCCTATGTGTGTTAGTGTAAGTGTCTATTGTAGCATCTATCTAGAGTCTTGTCAATCAAGCCAACAATCCCTGGCTAGCTCTGTGGTTATTGTTTCCCCGCCAATGTAGCCCCCGTGGAACCCATACTTGTTCTCTAGCACAAGGCTGTGACCCATATACGTAGACTTGATCTCTACGATAACGCCTGACTGCTCCGTGTCGCTCTTGAAGCAAACAACATCCCCTACGGTGACCTCTTGGCCGTCTACTATAGCTTTCACGTCAATCTCCTCTTGTGTCTGTGTTTAGAACGGGTTGTAACTGTCTGCGCAATTCAACTTCACGCTTGTGTGCCGCAGCCTTGCCGCGAACCACTTCGTGTACTAGTACTTCTATCTCGCTCTTGTCGTTCAAAGAGCGCAAGGCCTGACACAACAACCAATTCTTTGATTCTGTTTTGGCACGATAGAAGTGTTTGGCTGCACGGGCAAGAACGCTCTTATTAATAGTGCTCTCTGTCTTAGCAGTCACTCCAATATAGTTCTGGCCGTTAACACGTAGCTCATATATGATATGATTACGGTCGGTGCGCTTTTTACGAATGGTGTTTGTCTGTGTCATAGCTCTATTATACGGCCTCTGACCCATCTTGTCAACCAAAAAGATTTGACCCTGCTAGCTCTAGGGTTTCTCGCTCGGGGCACGTGTGCTGAACAGTTATCCACAGGTTATCCAAACTGTAGCCAAAATGCCACAAATTGGGCTCAGCTGCGGCACTCTCCTTCCCTGCTGCGCTGCTGCTGTTGATGGTGCCCGGAGCCGGAATCGAACCGGCATGCCCTTTCGAGCGAGAGATTTTAAGTCTCTTGTGTCTACCTATTTCACCATCCGGGCTGCTGTTGACGCTGCGCAATGCTGCTGTTGACGCTGCTGTTAACGTTGATTGGCCTGACTGGAGGGACTCGAACCCCCGACCTACAGCTTAGAAGGCTGTTGCTCTATCCAGTTGAGCTACAGTCAGATTGTTTTGGTGGGCCCCCCGAGAGTCGAACTCGGCACCAATGGATTATGAGTCCACTGCTCTAACCAACATGAGCTAGAGGCCCTAGAACTGTTTAAGAATGTGGCTCCCAATTGGGATCGTTTAGATTGATCCGTTTAGCTGCTGAGTCGTGCTGCTTGATAAGCCCTTCCGCAGCATAGTCTTTGGCCACTGATTCAGCCATCTCATGCTGCTTGATCATCTTGTATAAGGGTTCCATACGCTGCTGTACTATATGCGGAGCAAACTGTTCAATCTGATCCAGCTCGTATTCTGAAGGATAGTGTCTTAGAGCCCCTCGAGCACGGTCTCTAATTCCCGCAGCTACTCTAGGAGTCATCTTGGGATCACATAGTTCTTGCAGCAGTCTACGTGCCTGTATGATGCTGCGATATCTTTCGTCTGGTAATGTCACTTCTCTGCTCCTGGCTAATAGCTTTTTCTTTAGCATATACTTATTATATGATCAATTTAGGGTGCTGTCAACCTGAAATTCACAGTCAAGCAGCGGGGCCTCTGCTCTAAATGCCACACTTTTTGGCTCAAGTAAGGGGTCACTCTGGAACTCCCGTGAGGTAGTTGAGTATAGTCGCTGTACGTAAGGACTAGTGTTCATAGTGTATAGTAATAGAACACCTTCAGGAACATCCGTCATACAGTATTTACACAGTGTATACGTCGACATCATGCTCGCACTATACACTATCCTTAGCAGCGGGGCCTATTGTGGGTCTACGGTTGACACTGTATACGCAGAGGTACACAGCTACCACCGTGATTCTAGTGTGATAAATACTGGCAGCACCGTTAGACCAGCCTGTAAACTAGGCCGTTTGAGTCATATGAACGCGAGAATCACACAATTTTGCACTTTATCACACAATTGAGACCGGTGGCGTGAGAGGCTATGCTAAAATGGTGCCAAACTGTTCCCATTTTCCCCCATAACTGCCTATAATCAAGCAGCGGGGCCTACACAGTATTTCCATAATACACTATAATTCTCCATTATACACTAT